TTTGTTTTTGCAGATGAAGAGAGCTGGGACTGGTTCTCCTGAGTCTATCAAGTGACGAAGGAACAACTTCCACCGCATCGGGAAATCATGATGCGATGGAGTGTACCCTTTGGTTTCTATCACCCATTCTCCGTTTGGTCCTACGAAGTCTGGAGTGTATTTAATGGGAAGGACCGTCGAGTCTGTTCGATTCGACAGGTCTTTCCGCTTGGTAGTCATCTTCCAGTATGTACCAGGGTATTTGAATTTATCTACGAGCATGTATTCATGTGTCTCGTAGGTAAAACTTAGCCCCGATTCAGCTAAAAGATCAGCGCAGGTTTTTTCTAACCCGCTTTTATACTTCCCCAAAGACCGCTTCTTGGCTGTTTTTCTCTTCGGTGTCCCGTTTTTGTTTCGCTTCACTAAGGCAAAGGTACAGCCTATTGCGTTAAAAACGACGTATTAACAGGAAAATTTATTACATCTTGCTCACCACCCTCCAATTCAACAGCATCAAACAGCAAATTTTGCTTGGGCCAAACCCTAAATCCTGTACGAGATGTGTTCATTTCGAGTCGAACAGGATCATCAAGGCCAGTAGGCTGTCCGCCTGTCTCTACGTCCCGCACCTTACGGACGTGAAACTCGGTGATTCTGCGTTGCGAATGGTCTGGATGCTGAACCTTTCGGTGAATAGTGATGAAGCAGTCGGCGCGGTTAACAAACTTACCACCACCTTCAGTATCCTCTGCGTATGGCGCTGTAGGTAAGCCGTCTTCACCTTTGCGACGCTGGGCTTCACTGAATGCATGCATGTTCAACCATACGGCCACATTGTTAGCCGTAGAGAAGGTAAGAAACTCAGAGGCTGCTTCGTAATGGTATTCATGACTGCTCTTGTTTGTAGTACCCATATCAAGCTTTAAGCTGTTGTAGGGGTCAACGAAAACAGCATCCACTTCTTGTTGGCGAAGGATCTTCTCAAGGAAGATGATGATATCTCCGTAGCTGTACACCTGCTTATTGCTGATGACTGTGAAGTGCTTGCCTACCCATTCATACGCTCTTTTGCGCTCCATGTGATTCATAGAAGTTACGTTTTTATTCATAGCGAACTGAATAAGCGTCTTCTTCAATGCCGCTGTACGGTTCTCAGAGGAGTACACTACCCACTTCCATCCATGACGGATAGCAGCGTTGACCATGAGATACAACACCATGGTGGTTTTACCCACGTTACTGTGACCATTGATGATAGTGAACTCTTTCTTGTAGCGGAAGAACTCGTCCATACTGGGGTCACCCGTGTCCAAACCGACTTCGATGTTGCCATTGGCGTAGTCATCAATCCATCGGAAGTCCTCGTCATCAGAGGATATGAAGGACATGTCGCCATCATTGATAGCCATCTCACGTCGCATCTTCTTCTCCTCGTCCATGGTCTCATGGATAGGCCGAAGCTTTCCGTGTTCGATGCCGTCCTTAATGGTACGAATTGTCTGCACTTCGTCATCCACGTCACGCTTCATGATCTCCCGTGTGAGGATTCGGATAGCTTCTTCTTCTTCTGCCCTGCCAGCAGCAATGAGTCCACCGCAAAACTTAGCGGCTCTTAACAGAGTAGGATGTTTCTCGCCGTCATCGCAGAAGCGGATAAGGCGCGAAGCGATGTTCATCTTTTGGTAGTCTGTGTAGGCTCCCGCCTTTGACACGGCTACCTGAGACTCAGACTTCTCTGTTGCCATTGCTCCGAATACAGCGAAGCCCTCATTGACTACAATCTCTGGGTCGTATGACTCGAAGCATGCACGGGATTCGTTGATGCCCGACTCATCTACTTCGAGGTCGTACTGTTTGTGGAAGTACGTGCGTAGCGCACGGAAGTGGTCGCGGTGTCGCTCAGGGTTACTTACCTTAACGAGCGCCTTAAGTCCGTCACCACTCGGAGAAACCCAACAGCTATAAACATAAGGATCCGTGGATAGAAGCGCCTTGGACGCCGCAACATCAATGTGATCGAAGTCGAGTACAATGAATTGGCTGTGCCGCGTAATCGCCTCGTCATTACGTGTTTCAAATTCCCCTGAGAAGAGGACGACAGGTAATTTCTTTTTGAAGTCTTTGTCTCCATTGCGTACAGCTTCAATCAATGTTTGAGACCTCCCCTCTTTGATTCGATTCAGGGCTTGCGCTATCGGCATGTGGTAAGCCTGCTTCGTGTACAGGCTCTCGAACATCGTTACTCTCATAGTGGTATTCAATTAGTAAGTTCAGGTAATGAATTGCTTTTAGAACGTCTTCCTTCCCATTCTTGTGGGCGTGTCTGCACACGTACTTGATTACGTTCCCTTCGATGAACGGTATTTCATTAGCAGCTACGAACTCAGTTACCTGAATCTTCATGTGCTTGTAATGCTCACCGCCTATCTGCTTATCGCTGTGTTTCTTTGACATCTACAGTGGTTCCTATTTGTTTAACGGTATCGACCCTATCGATTATGATGGTACGTTGCTTGGCCTTTGGGGTAAGCAGTTCCTGATCGAGTCTGTACATGGTGCGGCTGTCGTGCTTCATGATATCCCTGGGGTTATCGTATCGGCTTACAATCCACACGTCTCTTGTCTGGGGATGCTTGTTCTTGATGAACGTAGCCTTCCCAGTCATGTAATAGATTGGTTGACCCATGGCGTAAAGATAAGGGGAAAGAAAGGGGGTGAGACTTTCGCCTGCACCCCCCTGCTAACCTGAAAACCACTATGCTTAGAACGGGATAGTCTCGGTATCCTCTGTTTTAGCCGTGTTGTTTCGACGCTCCTGCGCCGCTTCGCTGTTCGGGTCCCACACGCTGAGGCATGCTTTGCCGTTCTTCGACATGAAGAGACGGAATCGAACGTTACCGCCTTGACCGCTAGCATCACGCTTGGTGGTGTATTGGTCAATGCAGTCCTTTAGCTCGTTGTCCTTGAGGCGGAAAGACCACCCCATCAACTCGCCGTTGTCATTGTAGCTAGGCTCATCTGCCCAGCCTACGAGAACACTCTCGTACTTCTTGCTCTGATCACTCATTTGTAAAGAAAGTTAGTAAATAAGACATGAAAGATAATGGCTGCTGAAACAAACAGCAACCGTTTGATTGGTTTTTTATACTTCATACTGCAAATAATCTTTTACGGGGTCATAATCTTCTCGCATGAAATGCCTGATACGATTGATCGCATCGTTGAATTTCATTTCCCCAGTGAATAATGTTTCATCCGTACACTTGACCAATGCTGGTAGGTATGGATATGTTTTCTCTTGCACCACCCAGTAGAAGTCTTTGATGCCAAATACCTTCGTGTAGATGTATGCTTGGATGTCGTAACAGAAATCGCGCACGGCGTATCGGAACTTCTCCGCACTACGCGCTGACTTGCTGTCGCTGATAAATCCGTCACCCAGGCAGTCGAGGAATCCCTTGACCTGAACGCCGTTCAGCTCCTCAAGGAATCCCACCTGGTAGTCTCCCGCCAGGTATGTATCTAGTAATCCGCAAGTAGCGAGACGGTCGATCATATCGTTCGCCATTTGCCAGTCATCACTAGAGACAATCGTCTTGCCTTCTTCGAGAGCCTCCGTCTTCATGGATGCAACAACAGCCTTGTATTCAGAGGTCATCGATGGTTTCTTCGAGCTACGTGCCTTATCTGAAAGCCTAGCCATTACTTGGCTGTCAGACATCACGATGTATTTCTCGAATGCTTGCTCACGTTCGAACAACAGCATATCGTATAGTGTGCCGAAGTCCAGCGCATCGGACTTGTACTTCAGTTCCCCCTTCATGTAGCGGTCGAACTGCGCCATGTCACCCAATGCTTGCTTCAGCGAGGAGTACGACAGGTGTGACTTGCCGTACCGTTCTTGTAGTTGTTCAGATAAATTCATCGTATACTGGTGTTCCGTCTTCGTAAGTGTATTCGTAAGTCTCAATCTCTGCCCACTCGGTAGGCGGTGAGGGTAGTAGCCAGAATCGCTTGCCCTTTCGGTTGATGAAGAACTCAGCGATGTTAAACTCCGCAGGGAATTCCTTCTGCTTGACGAAGAACAACCCCGAAAAATCAGGGTTGCCCTCCTTCTCTGCGTCAACCCAGTGCTTGGGCATCTTCGAGTTCAAGCATTGGTCACGGAATCGCTGATAAAGCTTCTCATTGGTGCGTGTCTGATCGAGTGGCATGTACCACGTCTGACCGTTCCATCGCTCCTTCCTCATCGCACAAACTTCTTGAGGCCAGCAACCTGCTTCTCCGTGAGGGAAGACTCGTACTTGTCCATGATGCTTGCGAATGCTTTCTTCTTGTCGGTCTGCGACTTGATGTAAGCGACAGCCTTGTCCATGATGTTTACAGGCGGTTCGGTGTCGAACTTCTCCTGTACCTGTTTGACCTTCTTGTCCGTGCTGCTTTCTTGCTTGGCGATTGCTTCCGTGACTTCATTAGCTGACGCAATAGAAGTGTCGATTCCGATTCCAAGCATAGCAAGGGCTCGCCCAATCGCTGAGGTTTCACAATTCTCAACGTAGCTGGTCTTGTTGATGTTGGATGCACCTTGCACTTCGTGTGCATGTCCAGTGGCAATAACACGTCCAGTAGCATCTGCGATGGTTGTCTTACATACACATTGCTCGGAGTCGAGGACGGTGAACTCGGACATGATCGTCCAATCCTTGTATCGGTCTTCTTGACGAAAGAACTTGATACGCTCGTTGACTTCGACATACTGCTTACCACGAATGTTGGTTGTTTTGAATTTGTAGTTGCTCATAGAGATTGAATTTTAATGAATGTTTCATAGTCTACTACACCGTAGATTTCACTTAATATTTGTTCTTTCACTTTTGATTCGTCTGATTTTTTGGTGCGCCCAAAGAATACGTCAGAAGGAATTTTCATTGTCTGCACTCGCTTTCTTATGGAGTGGCGGGTTCTTCGGTTGTCATATACGCTGTTTAATTCTTCGGCTATCTTGTCGATATTTGGGTTGTCGTATCGAACGTAGATAACCCCGAAGCCGTTCTCAGATGCTGCGTCATGCTCTTTGATTAGGTCGAGCATGTAATCCTGTTCATTTTCAGTCCACTTTAACATGTTGCTTTGATTGAATTGTTTCTTCTAGTTTTCGTTGCATGCTTTTTAATCGGGCTATGCTTGCCTTCACAGAATGAAGCTTGGATTGCCAAGCCTTGTACTTCAACGTCTCTCCACACAGTCGCACAGCAGCTATGTAGTTTTTCTCA